ATGATGCTCCAGTTTCAATTCAATGACCGTGTTGCACTCAGCTCCTGCAACCGCCCCCGCTAAATAATATGTAGATACCATAGCCCTTGATTCCGGAACTCGGAGAAGCGTTACTCCACACTGTCAGGTGTTGGAAAAACTCAGCTGGTTGGCCCGCAGCGCTATTTGTAGCGGTTTGCAAACGAAAGTCGCTACACTTATCGAACTATTTTTCTAGAAACCTGTCGACTCCCCACATGGGGAAATTCGTGTCACAGTTATAACTCCACGCTATACGTGTGGATGCCCAAACGATTTGCGTACCGATTAAGCGAGTCCAGTGATCCAAATACGCGCACAAGTTCACCTCGAGAACGTAGCGGGTAATATTGACCGTCGGGACTGTAGCGCACTTGGAACTGCCAACCGTGGCCGGAAGGCGCCGGAATAGCACGTAAGTACCGCGCAGCTCCGGCAACCACTAGTATCTTCAGTGCCTCGGCGCTGATTGACTCACGCATGGCGACTTCGCCTCGATGGTGGCGTGTTATCCAGGGCGGCGGCGATATCTTCCGGCATCAGTTCTCGCTGCGCCTTCTTCGACAGCATCTTGCCTTGCGTTGACTGCCGCGGATTTCCCGGTACCGATTGCGAGCGCCGACTGTCGCGCTGCGCTTGGACGAGCTGGGCGACTTGCAGCACATGACCCAAGCGCTTGTTCTCGACGATGGCACCCTGGTCTATCTCGCAGAGTTTGTCGTAGGTGGTAAAGGGGAGGGCGGTGCCGTCCACCCTGGGCTCGATGCGGCCATCCGGGTAGTGGTAGATCTCGACATGATCACCCGCCAGGCGACGGGACTGCGGAGTGTCCGCTAGCAGATACAGCACCTTGTCGTACTGCACGGTCAACCGCTGCGAAACTCGCCGCGCTTCTCGCCAGGCGAAGATCAGATCCAAATCTTCATCACTGTGCAGCGGGCGATGGCAGTCATGCTCAGAGCGCGGGGGCTTGGCAAAACGCGCGTTGTAGCTGGCCATAAAGTGGGCTGCAAAGGCATTGGCGTCGGGCATGTTGCTGATTCCGCGAAGCCGCAGCTCCTTGACCAGGCGATCCTGCAGAGTGAGGTTCGCACGCTCCACACGACCTTTGGCCTGGCTGCTGTTGGCGCAAATGCTCTCGATGTTCAACTCGTACATCGCTCGGCCGAACTGGGTATAGCCGTCGCCACCCTGAGGCGCCTTATGGTTACTGCGGAACACGCTGGCTTTGTCGCTGTAGAAGGCCAGCGGCTTTCCATGCCGCTCCAGGTAGGCGCGGGTGGCGGTGAAGTAGCTGAAGGTCGATTCGGCCTCGGTGAAATGCAGGTGCATCAGCTGGCTGGTTGCATCATCAATGAAGACCAGCAGCGTGCAGGCCGGTCCACGATCCTCGAACCAGCGATGATCGCTGCCATCGATCTGGATCAGTTCGCCGCAACAGGCGGCCGGTTGCGTGGCTGATAGGCCTTGGGCGGCCGTTGCTTGCGCGGTACCCACATGCCGGCATCAACCATGATCCGTCGTACCGTTTCTTTGGCCAGCTTAAGGCCGTGGCACTCGACCAGTTTTTCCTGGGCCAGAGTTGGACCAAAGTCGCTATAGTTCCGTCGAATCAAGCTAATGGCGCGATTCTCCAGACCTGGCGACAGCTGCCGGTTACTCGGCTGACCACGTCGACGAGATGTTAGGCCGGCTGGGCCGTCCTCGCGATAACGCAGAACCAGCCGGTGCACCTGACGTGTCGTCAGGCGCAGACGCTGCGCCGCAGCGGCAGGTTTCAACCGACCCTCGATGATTGCCTCGATGACCTTGAGGCGATCCAGCTCCCGCATGCTTATTGTGACCCATCCGCAAGTTGCCGCAGTCATGGCGTGCCTCCGGTGATGCAGGAGGGAAACCCTAGACGCCGATTTGGGACATTTCTATTTGGCTAGATCGAGACATTACTATTTGGCCTTAACACTCTTGCTTCGCATAATGACCTCGGCGTTACGTTACCTGCGGCGGCCGCAGGCCGAATGCGAAGCCCGGAAAATCGCCCCGCGCCGGGCGAGCATTTACACGTAATGCCCATTATGCGAGGCCACTTTTGGTACCGGCAGAGGATCCTGCAGAACGACCTGGTCGAAAATATTGGTACCATTTCTCGGTGGCAGTGGTACCATTTTCGTCGAGCTCGAGCACGACCTGGTCGAGAATACGGTACCAAAAGGAGCCGCCATGCTTGTCAAACTCCCCGATGAATCCCCCGACTTCGTAGAGAAACTCAAGGAACAGACCGGTGCGACCACGGCTGCCGGTGCCTATCGGTTCGCCGCTGAGCGGTACGGGTCGCTGACCTATCAGCTCAAGCAAGCCATGGACGAACTGGCGAGGTTGCAGACCCGGTGCAACGTCCAGCAGCAGATCATCGACAACGCCCGCGCTTCTGCCTCTTCGCTGCTTGACCACGTCGCCCAGGGCGATCTTCTGCAAAGCTGACAGCCCCTCGAAGCTCCGGCAGGTCAAGGGCCGCGACCCCGGCTTGTCAGCGCTTGCGGTGACAAACGGAGTCCCGGGCGGAGCGAACCCTTGAACCACCTCGGACAAAGACAGCCTCCGGTCATAGGGTAGGGGGAAGCTTTTCTCCCCCTGCCCTCTGACCCCCTGGCGAAGGGCAGGGATGACAAGGGACAGCGTCCCTTGGTGTTGATGGGTGGGTGTTGCGGAGGGGTGGCCGGGAGCGATCCCGGCGCAGCCGGGTCCACCATCTCTAATGGTGGACTTTTGTCTCATGGTGAGACTTTTCGAGTTATCGAAGTGCTTCCTGCTCGTAACCGAAGAGAACGCCTTTCAAGGCAATGCGTGCCTGGTTCCTGATATCCGGCGGTAAGGCGTCAAAGCGGCGCAGGATAGGCGCCAGGTCTTCGGATACCGTCCTTTCTTGCTCGGTAAGCAGCAACTCGTCCGTGCTCACCCCAAGCGCTTTTGCAAGGCGCACGATGATCTCGCCTGTAGGGTCTGAGCGGCCGGCTTCGTATGAGGTGTAGCTGGACTTGCTGATACCTGCGGCTTCCCACACTTCCCGCTGGGTGAGCTTCTTCGCTTCCCTGAAACGCTTCAGGTTGAGGGCAATGGTCATGGCTCGTTCCTGGTTGGTGGTGCTCATGACTCGATCCTATGCACTGTTGTTCCATACAGTACCGGAATAACGGTACAAAAGTTGTTGATTGTCGGTAGCCGCAAGTCTTATGATCCCGTCCAATAAGTATCGGCATGCCGATATTGACAGGGATTTCTTCAATGCTCGACAAGTTGCACCTCTTCGTTCCGTTCCGCCTCGAGCACATCGAACTGCTCGGGGTGGAAGGGCGTGCGGATCCGGTGCACGTCGTGGATCTGGAAAGCCTGGGCGTGCCGCTCCAAGGGCAGATCAGCCGAGGGGAGGGCGGAGAGCTACAGGCGGATTACTTGCGGCACACCTGGGAGTCACTGAGTACGGGCTTCACGCCTTTGGCGTTCAAGGTGTTTCACCAGTCCTTGGGTAAGCGCCTGATGCCCGGTGTAGAGCTGAAGGCCAGCCCGGCGAAGTTGCTCCAGGGGCACAACGTGTTTGGCCCAACCTGCATCCAGAAGGGGGCCGAGGTGATGTTCAAGTGGCTAGCCGGAAGCTACCCGGACCTCTTCGCGAAGCTCGATGTGTCAGCGACGCAGGTCTACACCCTGGACTGCACGTATTCCAGCCGGCTGCCGGACGAACGCACGGCGCTCCAGGTCATCCAGGCGCTGACCAACGTCAGCAACGGCCACACCAAGAGTCGCGGCGACAACTACCAGACGTCCGCGTACTGGGGCGCGAAAGAATCCCGCCTAAAGCGCCTGAAGGCGTATCTCAAGCACACCGAGTTTCAGGCCCAGTTGGACGAATTGAAGCGGGCAGGGCGGGCCGATCTGTCGGCTGCTCGGTCTGCTCGGGTCATGTCTGACCCACGGTTGCAGGAGTGGGTGCGCTACCTGCTCCGCATGGAGGCCACGGTAATGCACCGGTGGCTGGAACGCCGGGGCATCCCGTCTCGGCTTGTTGATCTGATCGCCTACCAGCAGCGGCTCCAAGAAGAGGGGCGCTGCCTGATTCAGGAGTGCTGGCAAGCGGTTACAGCGGACCTTTTCGCGGCCTTTGAGGGTATCCAGATGCGTGTGATTGATGATGAAAAAGTGCTGGCCGCACTGACTGAGCGACACCTGAAGTACGACCGTAAGGGCAAGCCCAACGATAGCCACGCTCGAAACCTGTTTCGGACGTACCGCAGCCTCAAGGACTACGGGTGGCAGGAAACGATGGACTCCATGTCTCGCCCGACGTTCTACCGGCATATCAAGGAAATCTGCGAGGCCGGCCTGTCGAAAGCCGCCCTGCAGAAGCTCCACGAAGCGGACCGGGCGAACAACGTCGTACCGCTGCTGCGGTTCGTCCAGGTCGATTTCAGCGCCCAGCGCCCCGACTGGTACGTCGAGCCGACCGTGGAGGCCGCGTGATGCTGGTAGCCACCTTGGAAACTCTGGCTCTGTTGGCCTTTGCGGCTACCGTCATCCACGCCGTGGGCGTGTGGGCGCGCAGCGATGGATAAGGTGGCCCACCAGTCGCTCCGCTGGGACCTGGAGCAAGACCTTTCCCACCTCGTCGAGGACGAGCACCTGGTGCGCCAGGTCCTGGACCTGGTCATGCGCCGAGTCGTCCAGGAACAGGCCGCCGAGGCCGTTCGCCGGCAGCGCATCAACCGAGACTTCAAGACGTTCCGGCGCGGCCGGAGCGTGACGCCGCCCGCATGGGCATTTCGTGAACCGGGCACAAGCCCACAAGTTGAACCCCTGAGGTAAATCATATGCTCGCTCTCATCGGCCTGTGCCAGGGCTATTACTCCGATACTCGCAACGTCAATACCGCCAACGGTCCTTCGCAGATTGTTGAACACTCGGTGCTCGTCCAGGTTGAGCAAACCAATAAGTTCGGCATGCCGGAAACCAAGGTTGTCCAGGTCCGTATTTCGAAACGGCATATGGATGGCGGGCTCAATAATGTCTGGAAGATGGAGAAGGGCAAGACGGTGTCCGTCCCGGTATTTATCCAGGCCTGGGCGAGTAAGTCCGGTAACGCCGGATTCGATTATTGGCTGTCGGGCGACGGCATGCCGTTGAAACTTCAAACCGTTCAGGAGAAAGCCGCTTAAGGGTCCCGGCCTTTTTCGGCGAAAAAGGACGGGTAGGGGATAAGCATGAATTTTTTGGGCTGTGACGGTGTTTGGTTGGCTAGGGAAGATGGTTCAACTA